AGAGTTCTTTACACCTTGTGGAAAACTTGATCTATTCTTTATACTTTGTAGAGTTCTTTACACCTTGTGGAAAACTTGATCTATTCTTTATACTTTGTAGAGTTCTTTACACCTTGTGGGAAACTATTCGTGTTTTATAGCACTTCGTCATGAGAATTCATTATACAAATCAATTCGTTATATCTTATCAGTTCGTCTTATTATTCGTTATATCCTCGCAGTTCGTGCATACTTATCTCTTCGTCTTATGATTCGTTGTATATACTTAACACCCTTATGAGTTCGTTACACAACCCCCCATAAGGTTTGTTATTCTTATCAGACAGTGCTATACTATTCGTGATACTCAGTTTCTGACATAAACTGATGTCGTCCTCTGAGTGTTATAAACTCTCGGAAGAGTTCGTTACACAACCCCCCATAAGGTTTGTTATTCTTATCAGACAGTGTTACATTATTCGTGTCTCCCAGTTCGTGTTATAAACTGATGCCCTCTCTTCGTTATATCTAACCCCCCATAAGGTTTTGTATTAGAATAAGGCAGTAATGAATATAAACTATTCGTGATTGTTCGTTTATTATAATTAAACAGCACTGTTTGACAGTTATATTTTGTGTTGTTTTATTCTTATATCTAACCGATGCCCCCCTATATAAAAACAATGGGTCCTTCAAGGCTACACCGGACCAAAAACGAGAGAGTAAATGTCTTTCAAATAAAAAAATTTTTCCAAAAAATTTTTCCAAAAAAGTCAAAACATAAAATTATGAATTATCCAGAAGGAACTATTAGAACTCGTGAGGATGGTACTACATGGGTAAAGGAAAATGGTAAATGGGTTTATCAAAAAATAAAAAATGATATATAAGTTTAGAATTCAATCAAAGAAATGACAATAAAATTAGAATTTGATGACTACGAGAAAGATCTTTTAATTGATACGATTCAACATAGGTTAGACACTGATAAAATCTTAGTAATCAACAATTCTCTGAAGGAGGAACTCGAAGATCTTCTGAGAAAAGTAGAAGAAGATGAATACTTATAATATCTCGGTAAAGGGGGTAAGTGTAATTCATAATGTTTCTCAGGAAGAGATACAAGAGAATCTGAAACTCATCAGAGGTCTTGTATGGACGAGTGGGGGAAATGATGAGGACATTACAGTGTCTATAAATAATGGGAAAGACCATTGCAATGATTGATTTGTAGTGGTAGAATATTAAAATAAATTATTTTTCGCAATTAATTTTTTATGGCCAAAGGATTTACGGTAAAAGCAAAACTGCCCTCATCTGGAGATACTGATGAGTTCAATTTAGAGGCAGCAAAGGAAATGATTCGAGGCAAGTCAGTTGTCTTTTGTCTACCTGGAAGGGGTGTCTCTTATCTTTATTTGAAAAATTTCGTTCAATTGTGTTTTGATCTTGTTCAGAACGGAGCAAGTATTCAGATTTCACAGGACTATAGTTCAATGGTGAACTTTGCACGATGCAAGTGTCTTGGTGCAAATGTTCTCAGAGGACCCAAGCAGATTCCTTGGGATGGGAAACTGCAATATGATTATCAACTCTGGATTGATAGTGATATTGTTTTTGATACTGAGAAGTTCTATCGTCTTGTAGCAATGGACAAGGATATTGCTGCTGGTTGGTATTGTACTGAAGATGGTCGCACTACGTCTGTTGCACATTGGTTGCAGGAAGATGACTTTAGAAATAATGGTGGAGTAATGAATCACGAAACCTTAGAGACAATGAGCAAGCGTCGCAAACCATTCACAGTTGATTACACAGGTTTCGGATGGGTTCTGATTAAGAAAGGAGTCTTTGAAAGTCTTGAGTATCCTTGGTTTGCTCCGAAGATGCAAGTGTTTGAATCTGGTGAAGTTCAAGATATGTGCGGAGAGGATGTCTCATTCTGTCTAGATGCAAAAGAAGCAGGATTTGAGATTTGGTGTGATCCTCAGATTCGTGTGGGTCACGAGAAGACAAGAATTATCTGAGGTTCTTCTATTGACCATTGAAGACGTTTAAAGTAGAATGCACCTATGAGATTTCAAAAATCTTATGAGTGCATTTTTTATAAGCTAAAAGTTCTTATTAAAAATCCGTTTAAAAAACCCTTCGTAAAAACCGTAACTAAGGTATTAAAAATTATGGCAAAAGCAGCAGCTGGAAAATCAGTATCTTACAATCCAGGTCCTCCGAAGAAAACTCTTCAGGGGGATGGGGATGGAACTAAATATTCAGCAACCAGTCGCAATAAAGCACGTAAAAAGTATAGAGGACAAGGAAAGGGATGAAAAATCTTCTCTTTATTTCAGAAGATAAAGAAAAATCACTAATTCAGGAGATGTCATATAAAATAGAAATGGCAGAATTAGATATACATCCATCTAAAACTTGCTTCTTGATGATTTCTCCTGACTATTCTGGTATTGTAACTCAACATCTCTCTCATTCATTATCAATGAATCGGGAGATTTTTCATATTGAATCTGTAAATGTTCCCTTTCCTGATGAAAATGTTGAAGATTATATTGATGAATTTAAGAATAACTATGCTAAATGGGCAAAAAAATGGAATAATTTTGTTTTAATCGAAGCAGGAGTTATTCGTGGTGGTAATTATAGTTGGATTACTGAGTTGATGAATAATAATTACTACACTATTGCTCTTTGTGAAAACATCCATAGTCGGTTTAAGAGTGATTTTGTGTCTTTATATTATGATGGCAATCAAGAAGATCTTCATTTTTGGTGGGAAAAACCCAATAATCATTGGAAATAAATAAATTTTTGCGGGAAATTGAGTTGGAAAAGTTCTCAATGGGAAAACATCTTCTCTTGGAGGTGTATGGTGTTAATTTTGATCTTTTGAACGACGTGATATCTCTTCAAGAAGCAATGGAAAGAGGTATTAAACGAGCAAAAATGACAATTTTGAACACTTTTTCTCATTGTTTTCTTCCTCAGGGGTGTACAATCGTCATTGCACTTGCAGAAAGTCACGTTTCTTGTCATACTTGGCCAGAAAATGGGTGCATTGCAATTGATGTTTATACTTGTGGTGAAGGAAATCCTAAAATTGTTGCAATTGAACTTCTAAAATACTTAAATTCGGAAAACTATAGAATTAGATATGTAGATCGTTAAATAGTAATAGAGATAGCAACCTCTTTAAAAGTTCCGGTTTTACAAAAAACAGGAGTTGTAAATGTCTTTTTATCAAATCGATAGAAATAAAGATTATATGAAAGAAATGTGGGGAACCACAAGTCTTATTACAGATTACAAACAACAAAATAGTACAAAAAAAGTCCTTCAAGAGATTATGCACGATCAAGCACCGAAGCATGATTTCAAAAAGCAAACAGAATTGCACGAAAAAATTCGTAATGATGAAGACTATGATGATTGGAGTTATGGAACTGAACCAATCTACGGAAAAACCATCTGAAAAGTATTATAGATATATAAAAGACAATTAATCTTAGATGCCAATTAGCATTTCAAGATCTTTTAAAGACATTAGTTTGTCTTTTAAACGTCATCCTGTTACTAATGATATTTTAATTTTAAAAAATGAGGATGCAATTAAAAGATCTGTTATTAATTTAGTTCAAACTCAACTTGGTGAGAGGTTCTTCAATGATTTATTGGGAACCTCTGTTAATTCTTCTTTGTTTGAACTTGCCACAGAGGAAATAAATATTATATTACAACGAGAAATTGAAACAGTCTTAAGTAATTTTGAACCAAGAATTAGATTAAATAATATTAAGGTAGAAATAGTTGATGATTATAATGAACTTAATGTTAAAATAGTGTATGATATTGTTGGACTACCACTTCCCACACAAAATATAGAGTTTATTCTACAAGGAACTAGAGTATAATGTCCTTCAATAATTTTACAAATTTAGATTTTAATGATTTAAGAACTCAAATTAAAGATTATTTGAGAGCAAATGCAAATTTCACTGACTTTGATTTTGAGGGATCAAATTTTTCCGTACTTATTGATCTTTTAGCATATAATTCTTATATTACTGCATTTAACACCAATATGGTGGTAAATGAATCTTTTATTGATAGTGCAACTCTTCGTGAGAATGTTGTTTCTCTTGCACGTAATATTGGGTATGTACCAAGATCAAAAAGAGCATCAAGGGCAAAAATAAGTTTTAGTGTCACTTCACCAAGAGATTCTACCGGAAACTTAATTTCAAAAACTATAACCCTCAAAGCAGGTATAGTTGCTTTGGGGTCGGTAGAAGGTGGTAATTATATTTTTTCAATTCCAGAAGATAAAACAGTTGTTGTAGATAATGATGGTATTGCAAATTTCACAGATTTTGATATTTACGAGGGAACTTTTTTAAAAAAAACATTTACAGTAAATGATTCACAATTAAATCAAAAATTTTTAATTCCAAACGCAAGTGTAGATACTTCAACCATTCGTGTTAAAGTTACAAATGTTGTAAATGAAAAATATGAGTTGTATAACAATATTTTTAACGTAGATAAGAATTCAAAATTATTTTTAGTCCAAGAAGTTAGTGATGAAAAATATGAAATTTTATTTGGAGATAATATTTTAGGAAAAAGACCGATTAGTGGCAGCACAGTTCTCATCTCATACATTGTTACTAATGGGAAAGACGGTGATGGATGTGCTAATTTTACTTTCTCTGGTGTTTTAGTTGATAATAATCAGACAGCAATTACTAATGGTATTTCCTTAATAACTACGACTCAAATTTCTGAAAATGGTGATGATATTGAGTCGATTGATTCTATTAAGTATTTGGGTCCAAGAGTTTATGCATCCCAATATCGTGCAGTAACTGCAAATGATTATAAGGCAATTATCCCTATGGTTTTTCCAAATGTTGATAATGTTACTGCTTATGGTGGTGAAGAATTAAATCCTCCAGAGTATGGAAAAGTTTATATTTCAATAAAACCAAGAAATGGTAAATTTTTATCTCAAATTTCTAAAAATGAGATTAAAAAAGAATTGAAGCAATATTCAATTGCAGGAATTCAACCAGAAATTATTGATTTAAAATATCTTTATGTCGAATTGGAAACTTCTGTTTATTATGATAGGAGTTCAACTTCAAGTGTTGTTAATTTGCAATCTAGAGTTATTAATACACTAAGAAATTATGCAAAATCAACAGAATTAAATAGTTTTGGGGGTAGATTTAAATACAGTAAAGTTTCCACTTTAATTGATAATACAAGTACTTCTATTACATCAAATATCACAAAAGTAAAAATAAGAAGAGATTTACAACCAGAATATAATAAACTTGCAAATTATGAAGTATGCTTTGGAAATCAATTCCATATCCAAAAATTAATAGGAGAAAGAGGATATAATATAAAATCTACAGGATTTACAATCAATAATATAACAGATACGTTATATCTTAGTGATGTTCCAAAAACAGATAAAGTTGGAAGTATATTTTTCTTCAAACTTGTTAATGGTATTCCAGTTGTAGTTGCAAATGAAACAGGAACAGTTGATTATATGAAGGGGGAGATAAAATTAAATCCAGTCATCATCACCTCTTCAATTAACTCTGGTGGAATTCAAATTCAAGCAATTCCAGAATCAAATGATGTCATTGCTTTGAAAGATATATACTTAGAGTTAGACGCCACAACACTTAAAGTCAATATGCTGGAGGATGTAATTACTTCTGGAGAAAACACATCTGCAACAGAATACCCAGTAACATCTAGTTATAACAACGGAAATTATATAAGATAAAATGTCAGAAATTAAAAGAGTAAAAATACAATCTTTCATTGAGTCTCAAATTCCAGAATTTTTAAATTCTGATTCTCCGTTATTCAAAGAATTTTTAGAGCAATATTATATTTCACAAGAACACCAAACAGGTGTTGTAGATTTAACTGCAAATTTACAACAATATAAAAGTATTGAACACTTCAATACTGAAACTTTTTATAGTTTGGTTGGTATTTGTACTCTTACTTCAGATTTAGCATCTTTTAATGATACTTTATATGTCAATCACACAATAGGATTTCCTAGACAATATGGACTTTTAAAAATTGATGACGAAATTATAACTTATACAGGAATTACAACTAATTCTTTTACTGGATGCATTCGTGGTTTTTGTGGGTTAGAGAAAAATACAATCAATGAGTCATTTAAATTTTCTTCAACAGATTCTTCTGACCACACCAAAGGTTCTCAGGTAATTAATTTAAATACCTTATTCTTTCAAGAGTTATTTAAAAAATTTAAAACCCAATTTTTACCTGGATTTGAAGACAGAGATTTCACTAATGGCGTAAATTTACAAACCATTTTATCAAGAGCAAAAGATTTTTATATTACTAAAGGAACAGATACTTCATTTAAGATACTCTTTAGTATTTTGTTTAATGAATCTATATCAGTAATTAAACCTCAGGAATATGTAATATCACCATCATCAAATGAATACCTGATAACTAAAAATATTTTAGTTGAGCAAATTCTTAGAGATGCTAATCTTGCAACTCCAGACTCAATTTTGAGAAAAGAATTAAAGGGAAAAACAATATTTCAAACCATCGCAGATAATAAGACTGCAAGTGCTTCAATTTATAATGTTGAATATAGACCAGTAAATACTGGAGATTTTGTATATGATTCAATAGAGTTTAATCAAACTGCACAAAAAAACTATATAACAAAAGATTTTTATGAGATTTCATTAGATAGCACATCCTTTATCTTAGATTTTAAATCTACTAAAAAAACAAAAATTTTAGAGAATACACCCAAAAACTCAACATCTATTTTAGTTGATTCTACTGTTGGATTTAAACAATCTGGAAATTTATTAATTAAACCAAAAAATCTTTCTAATCCAATTGTTTTATATTATACTGATAAAACAATCAATGAATTCTTAAATGTAACTGGTTTAACAATAGACTTAGATTATGGTGCAGAAATATTTGAAGAAGAATTTTTATACTCTTACTTGGATGATGGAACAAAAGTTGAATTTAGATTAATAAACATCATTGATGATATTGATTATAGAGAAACATCAAATATAAGAATCAATGACAAAATAGAATTATCTTCTTTTGGAATTGATTTAAATGATAGACTTGAATTTAATAATTGGATTTATAATATTCCAACTACGCACGATATAAAATCAATAGATTCATCAAATAAAAATAGAATATATTTCTATGAAACACTCAATTTTTTAATTGGAGATAAAATACTATTATTCAATCCGGATTCATCTGATGTAGATAAAGTTGAAGTAGAGATTGAAGGATTTGGATCTAATTCATTTGGGTATTTTATTGACATTAAAGGATCCGAATCAAATACATTCGGAAAAACAAAAATAAAAAGAATAATTCATAAGGCATCAAGCAATAATAACTATTTTTCAAATATTTCTGTTTTTCCCACAGGTATACAAAATAGTTATATCGACTACAACAATGAAAATTTTTATGTAACATCTTCTGGATTTCCAAATTATAAAGTTTATGCAACAGACAGAAAAACTTTTGTTTCTGCTGGGATTGGAGTTTCTGTATTAAATTGCCCAGATCACAATTTCTTCACTGGAGAGAAAGTATACTATAATTCAAACTCAGAAAATGTTGGTATAGAAACCTCTGCATATTTTGTAACAAAAGTAGATGAAGATAATATTAAACTTTCATACAGTAATTCTGATTTATTTTCTAAAAATTATGTTTTTACTAAAGAAAGTATTGATGGTGACTATATTGTAAAATTTGATTTTCAAAATAAACCTTTGGAGCATCAAAAAATCTTTAAAAAATTTAATTTAACAAAAAAATTAAATAAATTCCAAATCGAAGGTGATAGAAGTACGATTGATAAGGCAACAGGAATTTTAATTAATGGAGTTGAGGTATTTTCACCAACTCTATATGATGAAAACATTTACTATGGTAAGTTAGATTCAGTAAAAACTGCATCTGGTGGAAATGGATATGATGTTATTAATTTTTCCGGATTAGAAGTTACTGATGCCAATGGTTCCAATGCAGAAGTGAAGGCACATTTATCTGGCAGTTTAAGTGAAGTAAAAATATTAAGACCAGGAATTGGTTATCCAAGAAAACCAAAAATTACTTTGTCTGGAGGAAATGGTTCTGGTGCAGTTTTAGAATCAAATTTAGTAAAAACAAAAATTATATCTAATTTCAAAGCAAGTACTGCTGTCAGTATTGGTTTTACTACAATTGATTTCCTAAATGGACACAATTTTGATGACGGTGAGGAAGTATCATACATTAATAATTCAAATGGAAGTGTAAATCCACTCGTAAATAATTCAAATTATTTTGTTGGAATAGTAAGTTCAACTCAATTAAAATTATATAAAACAAGAAAGAATTCATTAGAAAAAACTAACCCAATTATCTTTACTGGAATTGGGACGGGAACTCATTCTCTAAAATCATTAAATTCAAAAAATACAATTACAAAAATTTATGTAAAAAATCGTGGAGAGGGATACTCAAATAGTAGTGTTAGCATTCTTAGTCAAATTTCAGCAAATAATCAAGATAATGGAATAAACACGTTTGATGATTACATTTTTGCAAAAAATCATAATTTTAAAGATGAGGATATTGTTCAGTACCAAAACAATAATACATCAATATCTGGTCTATCCACTCAAACAAATTATTATGTCAAAGTTATAGATGAGAATAAGTTTAAGTTGTCAGTTCAAGGTCCTTCGGGAAATGAGAAAGTTAATTATAATAGTAAAAAATATGTTAAATTTAGTTCAGTAGGTGTTGGAATTCATACATTTTCTTATCCACCTATTCAGATAAATGTAGAATATGTTTCTGGTATTACGACTACTCCTTCTTTAGAACCAATAGTTCTTGGTTCAATTGAAAATGTATTTGTAACTAATGGGGGAAAAAATTATGGTTCATCTGATGTATTAAATTACCATAGGAGACCATATATTGGTCTTTCTTCAATATCTGAGTGTATATTAAAACCGGTATTGTTGAATGGTTCTATTGTTGATGTTCAAATATTAAATTCTGGCAGAGGATATAAAAAAGATATTGATATAAAGGTATTTGGTAAAGGAAAATATGCAGAACTTTATCCTATTATCGAAGATGGGAAAATAAAAGGTATTAATGTTTTAAATCCGGGAGTGGGGTATGATGAAAAAACTACTCTGTTTGTGCAAAGGAGAGGAAGTGGTGCGGAATTTATAGCAAATGTTTTTGAATGGAAAATTAACCAAGTTGAAAAAAATAAAAATATAATTTCATCAAATGATGAAGGATTGATTGTTCCAAGTAAAAATAACAATTCAACATTAGAATTTATACATTTTTATCCATCAAAGAAATTAAGATATAATGTTAATAATTTTATAGACAAAGATGGTAATGAAATTGCCCCCGATAATAATCAGAATCCATATAAAATTTTAGGTTGGGCATATGATGGAAATCCAATTTTCGGTCCTTATGGTAAAATTGATGGTGAATCTAAATTATTGAAATCTAGTTATAAATTAAAGAATTTTGGAGATATTGGAATTTCCATTACTGAACAATTAAGACCAGATTTTCCTTCTGGGTTTTTTGTTCAAGACTACTTTTATAATAAAGGTAATGGTGACTTGGATGAATATAACGGAATGTTTATTGACGACAAAAACTTACCAAACATAAACTATGGATATTTTGCAACGTTAACAGAGGACACAAACGAACCTCAGTATCCATATACATTGCCATTATTATTTAAAGATTTACCAATAAAAGAAAATTTCAATCCAAATTTCAATCAAGAAATCGATTTTGAAAACCTTGATATTGTTAGAAATGTTGGTCCATATTATTTAAATTCAAATAATTCTACATATGAATTAATTGATAAAGTTAATCAAAAATATAAGCAAGAATTTATAGTTAAAGAAATAAAATCATCTGGAATTAATTCAATTTCTATTTTTGATGATGGAGATGGATATAAAGTTGGAGAGTTATTGACATTTGAAAACCAATCTTCTGGTGGTAATTCAGTTTCCGCTTCAATTTCAAGAATAAAGGGAAAATCAGTATCAAATGTTCAGGTCGGTATTTTAACTTTTACTAATGTTGATTTTATAACTAAAGGAATTTCAATTAAAGGAATTACATCTCAACCTCATAATCTAGTGAGTGATGATGAAATTATTGTCTCAAATATATCGTCTAGTGATTTTGATTATTTAAAAGGAACTAAGAAAATTTATGTTTTCCAAAAAACAACTGGTTTAATTGAAGACGTACAAAGTCAATCAGCAACTGGAGTTACAACATACATTAAAGTAAATGATGTAGCAGGGTTTGAAGTTGATAATTTTATAGGAATAGGAACAGAAACTTTAAAGGTAATTAATGTTTCTCCGTCAGAATCAAAACTATATGTTAATAGATTTGATAATTATTCTGGAATACACAGTGTTGGATTAGCAAGTGTAACTTTGTTGCCAAATTCATTCACTTTTTCTTCTGAGTTTTATGACAACTCAATAGTAGAAAATGAAACCACATATTTTAATCCCACAAATACTATCGGAATTGGAACTACTGGTTCAATTTATTATAATATAGTTGGATTTCAAACTGCCTTTGGAACTTTAAACTCAACAGGTCTTAGTACAGTTGGTGTAAATACTACTTTGCTGCAAGTTGGTGATTATGTTTCTGGCACTAATATACAAAACGATACCATTATAATATCAATAGGTATTGGCACAATTGGAATATCTCCAAATCACACTCTTGGTGGTGGAATATCTACAAGTTTATTGAATTTTTCAAGAAAAGTATATGACAAAACAATACCGAGTCGTTCAATTTATATACCAAGTCACAAATATTATACAGGGCAACCAATTACGTACAATGTTGGATTAAATGGAAATGGAATTATTGTTTCGGAAACTGGAGCAGGAACAACATTCAGATTAACAGATAATCAAACAATATATGCAGTTAATTTGGGTAAAGACTATGTTGGTTTATCAACTTTAGGTTTTACAACCAATACTGGAATTGGAACTACTCAAAATTCATTATACTTCTTTAATCCTATTGATAATGTTGG